CTACTATTTTATGGAAGCCTCAAAATATTGCCATAACTCACTGAACTTATGGTCATATAACTCTGCCATTCCATTCAACGCATCTGGCGTTAGGGTACCATTGGTCAACATATCACCGAAGTCTTTGATGTCTTCTGTGACACCCCATGTATTCATGATCTGTTGCTCATATTCGAAACGATTGCTATAATCTTTTTTCATAACTCACCCATTTGATCGTAATCTTCTAACATAGTTACCAGTCCATCAAAGTCTTCACCAGGCCCTAATAGATCTGAAACTATATAAACCACATCCATATCAATCCCAAGATCTTCACCTAAGTGTATTAGATAATCTTCTCGAGAGCTGAAACTATGCTTCTCATATATAGTTGACATTTAACACCTCTGGATTAACCCATTCTGCGAACAGACCAAACCCAAGAAGAACTTGAGTAAGATCTTGACGGACGCCGAAGTCCCAATCTGCAGAATAGTAATCAACCCATACACCTTCATCATCACCTGTAGCAGAGATACAAAATTTATCTAAGCCATACTGATTCTCATAAACAGTAACACCCATCTTTTCAAGTGCTTTATACGCTGCTTTCATTTTTGCTTTCATAATATAATTCCAAAGTTTCTCAATTTGATATATCTATTATAACACAGAAGACAGTGGTTGTACACTCTTTTCTTAGATCATTTAGTTATATCAATATTCTCTTCTTCGTCTTCATCGACGATAACTTCTTCTTTGTCCTTTAATTTAGCACCGAAAATGCGATCCCAATTATCGGAAAATTCAGGAGTATTCACTCGTGACTTTATAGCATCACCAGTGATATCGTTTGTTGTGGCCATCGTTAATCCTTTTTCTGTGCAAGAATCTTTCCATCTTGCTTTATAACATAGTCAATTACATGAACTAGACTATCTATACGATTAACTTCTGACATCAATTTCCTATCAGATGGTCGATGGATTTCATAATTCTCAATGAACCCATCAGACCATGTTAGCGTAATATCGTACATTACGCGATAAGCAAGCTAGATGGAACATTCCATGTACCTAACTTACCACAATCGATTTTAACTTTAACACGATTGACTTTAACAACCTTTCCACTCATCATACCGCCACGATTACCTGCATCGAACTTAACAAGATCGCCTACATTAAAGGTGTTAGCTAATTTAGCGTCACGATTCTTACCTTCAAAACGATACATATTATAGATCGAAGATAAATCTTCAGCAGAAGCTTTCTGCATTAATTCATGGATGCTGTTCAATTGCTTAGTAGTTAATGACATAATATAATTCCTTAGTTTTTCTCAATTTGATATATCTATTATAACATAAATCTAACGAGTTGTACACTCTTTTCTTAGATCATTTTGTTATAAGCTTATTCCGCAAGCGTTGCTAATATGTGAGCAACTTCTTCTTGCACACGTTTAACATCGAAGTTAAGAAGTAATACTGGATCAACGATATTGTCGTTCATTCCATCAAGTGCACATATTACTAAAGCTTCTTCACCTTCGCATTCACGTAATGCAGGATCTTTATATTCAACAAAGATCTGAATCAACATATCTTTTACAATTTCTAGACCTATAGAAGGACATACGTCGTTACAGTAAGAATAATCTTCAAAACCTAATGGAGCAAGAGCTTCGTTAAGTTCGTTGAAAAATTCGTGGTTATCGTAATCACTATGAGTCATAATATTTTCTTCCGTTTTGTTATTTCTTATAGGTATTATAACATATCTATGAGGAAGAGTACACTACTTTATTAGATCATTTTATTCTATCCATATAACCAAAAAAATCCACCGAAGTGGATTTTAATATTGCGTATAAATTCTACGAACATTTATCTACTTTTCTTGAGCGTTCCAGTTGGTACACAATATAGTGTGGCGACGTGCCTGCAGGATATTCATGTGCTAGCATTTTAGCAGCTATGAGCATATTCGCATCACGATTTTCTTGAGCCTTTCTGGCTTTACGTTTACTGCTATGCGTTGCCTTTGCTACTTTAATACTGCGTAAAAAACTTCTCATTAGTTTCCTGTGTTCCTTAATTTATATTTGTACGATTCTATTTATACACGAAGCAATCAATTTTAAAATTAATTACTGCCTATATTGTATTTAGGACAAAGTTCCCATTCAGATTTTTCTTTATAAGAAATGATTTTAATCTGTTTTAATGGTGCAGTGTCTAGTGACTGACTAGTATCGACGATATCTAATAATCCCCAGTCAGCAAGTAACGTAGTAATTGTATTGCGACGCTCAAGATCATTCTTATTAAGGTTTGAACCCTTACCATCCAATAAGAATAGTTCTTTGAAGTGTACGATAAAGTACCTTCCTTGCTTATGCAATATGTGACATGACTGGAATAGCTTTTTATCCATAGAGGATGCTACTCCGATTCGTGTCAATGTCTCTTTTACTTTTAGAAAATCGTCTGGCTCATTAAGCGTTATCTCCAACATGTGTGCAGGAGTCCATTCTATATGTTCGTTGTTATTGTTTTCCACCGTGATTCATCCTATCTTTCAATATACGCATTTGATCTTTATTTAATATATTTAAAGCTTCTTCTGCTCTGGCCGTATTATACCCGTATGCATTTTTGATAAGATCTATGTCTTTATCTGAAGAAGCTTTATGCCATTTAGAAAAACGTTTTCTTTTTCTAATTGTATTTATAAAAAAATCAAAGCTGAGTCTATTGTCAATAGTGTGATGAATATTCATCTCGTTGGCTAACATAATAGTATCATTAAAATAAGAGAGAGATCTGTTAACCATAAATGAATTATAATCTTTCTCATCGATGTCATCTACCATAATATCTTTCTTAGTGTAGTTGACTGCGTTTACATAATCAAATGGATTCATTAGTAACCTTTGCTCTCAAATTTGTCGTAGAAAATCTATGACGACGACTATTATAATATAGTTCAATACCGATATCTGTACAGAGATCCTTGCCGGTGAACTCGATGTATTTATACTCTTCGCCCAAGATTCTCACATTTATTTTGAATGTTTCGAGAATATCTTTTAGTTCCTCTTCACCTTCGTATGGAATAATCTCATCGACATAGGATACTGCAGATAACTGGATATAACGTTCTACGACGCTCTGTATCGGTGTAGACTTCTCAAGACGATCAAGAGAAGGATCTACTTGTAACCCGACGATAAGATAATCGCACTGTTCCTTCGCTTCACGCAACATCATTATATGACCTGCATGAAGCATATCGAACGAACTACATGTGAATCCTACTCGCATAGTAGTTGCTTACGGATACCGTTCTTCCAGTCTTCTACGACCTCTTCGAAGAAGGCAAGGGATTCACCTGCACCGAATGTTTCATTGCGATTGAATGTACCATCCGCATTTAAAAATTCAATGTAGTAAGCTCCGTTCGACGAGAGCTTAATACTCGCCATATCACGTGTGCTATTATAAGATACTCGTAAGGTTAAATCGTCGTTCATAATATTCTCCTAAGAAATTGCTTGTACTAATGTCTGATACCGTAGCACATCAAGTGCAATATCATAACGTGGATCGTGTAACACTACAGCCTTTGAATCAACCGAGTCGGGCATAAATGAATGAGATATGTTAGAACCAAATGATAGACCATCAATCATTGATCTCATATCTCGAATAGACCACCAAGGATACGGTGACTTAGTACCGGTGATCTTGCATATCATATCTAATAAGACAGGATCGAATGTATTACCACGAGTGTACACATTACTCTTATTCTCATAGATACCTGCAAGTGCATCTGAAATTTTGTCAATTGATACATCATTAGGTAGAGGTCGTAACTGAGATACCTGAGCAGCCTTAGATTGCTTTGACCACCAATCAACTGTATCCTTTTCGATGACACGACCATACTTCTTAACCTGCTCTGTGACATCTAGCTTCATGTACATTGAATCTTTGACAATCTCATCAAGGGTGTACGGATCTGATATGAACCGTTCTGTATCAAAAGAGTATGCTGCTAGCGATAATGCCGGACAGTTTAATACATCTTGACCTAATGTCTCAAAGTCATAAATCATACAGTTGTTCATTTCCACTCTCCGTTAGCCATAATTTCTACCATACATGCAGCAGTATTCAATTCGTGATCTGCGACAAAACTGTTCTTATACTGATAGTCTGCAAGGATAAGAATAATCTGAGGTACACTATTAGGTGTTAGATGTTCAGATAATGTATCATATAGACGACGGAATAAGACGTGAGGTTCTGTATCAGAGTTCTCTCCTACCCATTTACGCATCTTACCAAAGTCTTTATCCTTCAGCGTTTTAAGTAGACTCGCGTAAGAATCAGCCCCGATATCCACAAGGACACCAGCATCAATATTTCCAGAGGTAGAATAGCGCTGACATTCATTAATGACCCGACGCCAATCAGGAGCATGGGTAATAATAAGATTTGCAATGGCTTTATTGTCATAGGTAATACCTTCCGAATCAAGGATGAATTGTAGACGCTTCATGAACTTAGCTGCTAATGAAGCAAGTGATTTCTTAGAGGTATTGAATTCAAAGATTGAACAACGAGAATGTAGTGGTTCAATAATACGGTTCTTAAAGTTACACGTAAGAATGAATCGGCAATTAGACGAGAATTCTTCAATGAATCCACGTAATGCCGGTTGAGTACTTTGTGCGTTGAGATAATCGGCTTCATCTAGGATTACTACTTTTAATCCGCCGTGAAGTGATACTGTTGATGCGAACTGTTTAATGGTAGTACGAAGGGTATCGATATTACCAGATTCAGATGCGTTGATGACGATATAGTCTAGATCTAGACTGTTACAGATAGCTCGTGCGATAGTAGTTTTACCTACACCTGCAGTACCTGATAGAAGCATGTTAGGAACGTTACCGCTCTCAACTATGTCTGAAAATGTACGAGTTAGGTCAGCGTCCAATATGCAGTCCTTAATAGTCTGTGGGCGGTATTTCTCGACCCAAAGCGCTTCAGTGTTCTTACTCATTCACTACTCCATAATATATTAATAGATCTATTATAACACAAATGGATCTGTTTGTACATAGTTATATTAGGTGATATGAGATGTAAGTGCTTGTAGAAGAAGGAGGTTTTGCCAAACGGTTCTCCACTCACACCCCATATCGTAAAGGGTTAATCAGTCGTAACAGCAGTGAATATTGCGTCATATAAGGTTTCGACGTCATCCGCAGTTCCGGTGGTCTCTGCAATGTTCTGCTTGTGATATGCAGAAGCTACTTTCTTAAGATACTTTTTAGGCAAGTCAAACTTATCGGCAAGATCTTCAATAGTCTCTTTAATGTAATCACGTTCACCTTCAGTACGAACCATTGCGTTAGAAATTTCTTTCATAGCGTTACGGATTGTGTGACGGTCTGCAGGAGAAGATGGGATAATTAATGTGTTCATAATATAGTACTCTTATACGTTAAATTTAGATGATTTTTCAAGTGCTACCCAATATGTTAATTGGTCAGCTGTGTTCTCAAACTTTGAGATGAGTTTAGACGAGATGGATACCTTATAGTCTCCTTGGACAAATTTGAAGTTATTAATATTAAACACTAGTTCAAAGTCATTCTCAGACTCCGTTTCAGTATCGATTTTGATGTTATATGAGTTAGCTGTTGAATTTGTGATATCGGTGACTAGAAGTGATAGAACCGAACTTTCCTTAGTACCACCCACAACGATGTCTGTAGTCCCCAAAACTGATGATGCTTTCCGAAGAGCGTTTAAATCATCAGAAGTAAGCACAAATTCAACATCTGTTGACGGCATATTGATATCTTTTGCCGGAGAGGTGAGGATAGAGGTGTCAGAGAAGAAATATTTGATGGTTTGCTTGCCCTCAGTGATATTTACGTACTTCATCTTGTCATTAAACACCAATTCTGGGTTTTCGAACATACCAATTACGTTTAAAAACTCATTTAGATCGTAGATACCAAACTCGGTTTCGAACGATTCTGTCACTAAAGCAGAACTTAAAATGTTCTTAGCATTAGCCATTGTCTTAATCGTATTCCCAGGAGAGAAGACGATATTTGAATTAATCGAACTAAAGTTCTTTAGAATCGATAACGTTTTGCTGGATAGCTTCATTGGTACTTCCTTTATAATGTAATTGATCTTGATACTATTATATCATAGTATGGCATGTTTGTACATCTTTATTTTACTTTATTTTCGAAAAGTTATGATCCTTTACGAATTCGATTTTACTGCGGAACTTGCTCTCAAGGATCTCGCCCTTATGAGATATTACGAATACATTGGTACCTGCATCAAGTGTGTTTAGAATCTTCATGAGATTTTCCACACCGTCCTGGTCCATAGACGAATCAAAGGTTTCATCGAGAATTAATAGGTTCGTATTCGTAGAGTTTTTCATACGAGCAATTTGTCGCCATGTGAACATTAACGCTAAATCTATACGAGACTTCTCACCTTCAGAGAACGATTCATATGAGAAGTTATCTCTATGGCGTGAACGGATATTCTCA